TATCACCCTATGTGTGTATGCCAGCACCGAATACGTGGGCATTATACAAAATCAAGATGATGCTGTGACCACAATCTATGATTTTGGCGCCATACAAGACGTAGATCAAAAACGCAGATTCCTAGAGCTTGCCAATGTGTGGTGGTGGGAGTCCAATCGCTCCATACCCATCAACATTTTCCTTAAAACTGAATGGAATCCATTCAGAGGTTATATCAGAACCTTTGTCAACAAAGATCTGGAAATCCTGCATGGTCCTGTGTGCAGTTTGAGCGAGATGGCTCGCAAAAAAAGCAAACGTAAAAGTATTACGCTGGTTCGCAGGATTGACTGAGCAGGTTCATGTGCAAGGCCACCAAGGCCGCATAACTGATGGCATGACTTTGTTTAAACACAAATCCCTGTGACGCATCGCCATCCCACACTGTGGCAAAAACATCTGCCCAGGGCTTATTTTGCAGGTGCGCTTTGCCAGGTCTGATAATAGATATGAAAGCTGCCATCCTAGGGATGCTATCTGGTTGCATGGTGGTCAACAACTGTGTGTAGTTGCCCACATGCACCAATTGCTGTGCCCACGCTGGATCAGTCCATAATCTTTTCCATGGTGGTTCCAGGGCCAACATATCCTGATAATGCGCCGGATCTTGGATCAACTTGTACACAGTCATATTCAGCAAATCAATCTTGAAATAGCCCAGTTGTTCGGCTTGTTCATAGTCAATAGCAGCACAGGCATTCACAGGATCATAGGGAATATCTGTAACATATACCCCACTGTTGTGTCGACGCACTTGCTCTTGATGTATTTGACGTGCCGGGGCAACCTTGATAAGTTTAAGTAGCTGATCTCTGTCAGCCAAATCAATATCGATATCTGCACTCATATTAGATTATAACATTTATTTTTGTTGAGATCAACTACGAACATGTTTTTGTATCACAAGGTCAAACTTCTTTACGGAATCTAAATCACAGTTGCAAGTTAAAAAATTCCTTTTATTTGCATCAACCATTTTAGAAAATTCCTGACTTGAAAAAACAGTTGGGTTTTGTTCAAACCATTTCAGACACTCTACTGTAGCCTGATATCGTTTGTCATGATCTAACTCGCTGTCAAACAATTTCAATTCAACTGGGAGTAAATTCCAAGCTGTATAAAATCCAATTTCATTGTACAATTTATTTACATTGGCACCTGCTACTGGGAAAGGCAAACACCCCGCATAAAAACATTTAAGAGCTTTTTCAGTAACATTTAGTTCATTGTTTTGCCAACCGCTTTCAGGAAACACCACACAGTAATTTTCAAAATACAAAGGCAGTATAAAATATCCCGGAGGTACAAGTCCAAAGCGACCATTTATGCCAATCACAGGTGATTGATCATAATACAAATAATCACTGTGTTCCATCCACACTGTTTGGTACAAGTTATTGACAAAGTTTTTAAATTTGATATCATGGTCAGATTCCCATTGGGAGTCTGCTACTTCAACGATTTTTTTGCCAAGAGAACTTTTTATCTGTAAATTTAATTTGGTTTTCAAACATAAATCAATAAAATACTGTCTATTGGATCTTGGTTGACCATTGATAAATGTGATGAGGTCTTTTCTTGGTAACAGCTCGTAGTTTTTGTTTTCAAAATATTGTGGATAAAAATGTCTGGTCCAGTAATCTCTACAATTTTGAACATAGGGAGAAAACCAAATTGTTTTTGTGAACATTTCGTGATCACACGTTAGATAACTGTTTGATACCAGATAGGTATTGTGATGTTGTGATAAGATTTTTTTGACAGCCGGTGAGCCCACATGCAATGGTTCTGCACCATTGCAGATCAAAATCAAATCATATTGCGAGTAAACATGTTCATCCAGGGTTTCGGCTTGTTGTACTCCTAGCAAAATTATACGAAGGTCATATGATTCTTGGTCGAGCTCATGTATCTGATCAGTCTCGGTCCATTGAATATCGCAAAAATAATTGTTTTCTTTGCAGAAATGCTGTTGATAGGCGTGCCAGCTATCTAGAATTTGGTGACCAATCCCCTCTTTTAGTTTATGCAATAGTATTTTCATTTGGGCAAATTCGGTAAGAATATTTCATCCACCCACTTTTCATGCGCCAACGTCACAGGATGATTCTTTATGATTTCAAATTGATTGTCTCGAACAAATTTCAAACAATCATGATTACTTTGATAAAAAATAAAATTATTCCAATCAATATTATCCCAGGGATACAGGTAGTACTGACCGTTGCCACAGGCGTTTTGATAGTTATCTTTGGTAAAATTACAACCGGTGGCAAGCAGTTTTTTTTGCATTTACCAACCTGCTTTATGTAACATCTCAGTCACGTATTCTTGGTCAGCCACATAGTCGCTGAACTTTTTCATCCATACTTCTGAGTCAATGTAAGGCCATAGCATGGCTATCTGCGTGGCATCTAGTTCGCTCAAAAAACCTTGTCCACTTTTGCAATTATAAATGATCCAAGGGCTGATGCGTCCTGCAGTCACGGCATAGACCATGGCATTGGTATTGCCATAACGCAGGCAATCTTCGGCGGGATTGCCAGTTTCTTCAGCCCAGTCTATACCAAACTCCATGGCACGGGCCAAGGCATCGTTGACATTTTCCACACGTAAGTAATCGACCAAATATTCAGTATACATGACGTCAGTGCACCATCGATCAATTTTTTTATTGTTCTTGAGCAACCACTCAGTGAATCTGGCCGGGTTGACAGCACGTACCGCCACGCAGTATCTTCCAAACTTTACAAATGCCCGATAATAAGAACTTTCACAAAAGTCATCGTGGGTTTTCAGGCGTGCCGATCCTTGAGTAAGTTCATAAAACTTCAAGTATGCCTGGAACCCTAGTCGCACACCTGACTCATCTCGCTCTTGTCTGCGGCGGCGTGGTTCACAAGAATGCACAGCAAGACTGGCTTCTCTCACAAAGTCTTTGCGACAATACTGACAGGTATAGGTCATTTTTTCGTGTCTTGCCCGCTGGCTTTTAAGTAGGCATCTATGTCTTTTTTGGTGTTGATCCGACTCATCAATTCTACTTCGTCATCTTTCAAGTGTGGATACATTTCAGCCAATTGTTTTCTGATGCCGCTGGCACCTGGTTCTTTTTTTCTGGGAGCGATCCACGGATGTCGTTGTGGGCCTAATCCCGGACTCACTGTGGTAGCTGTCAGCCACTGTAGTCGAGGATGGCGGTTGATATCAAAAAATCTTTTGTTCAATCTTTCGTTACAGGCTATCAAGTAAAACTCTTGCAAGTCTCGTGATCCTTGCACCGCTGACCCCCAGCGTATCATGAGATAGTTACTGAACTTTCGGCGTTCTTCATCAGTGAGGCTGTCATAGAACTCACGATTCTTGCGATCAAATTCGGCCATCTCATTGGCTATGCTGAGCTTGTCCACTACCAGGCCCGATTATAGTTGACCACTTCGCAGTTCCTGCTAATATCTTTGACAAAGTACACACAATCTGGTTTGGGGCCTTCGCCGACAGGCACACACAGCATCTGACCGTTTTTGAGTTTGGGGGCATACCATGTGACTTCTTGATACACATCAATGATTTCTACATCCAAGAAACTGGGTCTAAAACTGCTAAGTGGATTGAACTGGAATGCTTTGAATCCACGATCGTTAATGGCGGTCAGAGGTAGCACTTCCAGGTCACCTAGGTCAGGTTCTCCGATGAGTATCTGCCAGTCTACCGGCATCCGAATGCGATGTTCGCCTATGCGTAGCACCAGAGCCGGGGCCGTGAAGCTTTCCAGAAAGATCAAGGGTATGTAGTGATAGTCAGGATCTTTGGGATCTGAATTGTCAAAAATGGCGAAACGCATGTCATCTACCTCTTCGGGCAAGTGATCCAATTCAAAGTGCTGATTTTCTAGGGTGAGTATTCTCATAAGTTGATTATAACATGTTTTGTGGCAAGTGCAACCTTTATTTCCAACTCAGTTTCTCTTGTGTAAACGGATAGTTGGCTTCACGATAGAAAACTTTTCTTTTTTGTAAATGTCGTTTGGCAAATCTACAGGTTGATGTCACGTCCCAGATCTGCACATGGTCCTTGTCCTCAGCCTTGCGGATACCGCGTCCTATACTTTGAATAACACGGACAAAGGATTTACCTGGTTCAATGAGCACCAGGTTAAAAATCCTAGGTATATTGATACCCACAGCAGCAACGCCATAAGTGGCCACGATGATCTTGCCATCTGCCACAGCCACTTCATCATATTCATCTTGTCGGTCCTTGGCTTTGGTTGCACCGCTCACAAATACTGCATCCTCTAACTGATCTACCAGTGCTTGCCCAGCGGCAATGCGATCTACCAGCACAAGAGTGTTGCCTGTGGCGTTGACCTGACGCACCAGATCAGCAATGGTCTTTAACCTGTCGGGTTCTTCTAAGAGATATTTTAATTCACTCTGATAGTTGGTGAACTCGGCATGATCTTCTAACTGCACGATGTTGACATGACACTGTGCCAGCACACCTTGACTTTGCAGTTCGCTGGCACTGAGTTTAGATATCACAGGACCCAGACTGACCAACAAGGCCACGCTTTCAAACTTTTCTTTGGGTATGGTTCCTGTGAGTCCCCAGCGTATGGGTATACGACTCATCACACCTGTGAGCAAGGTTTTCAGTGCATCTGCTTTGGCCATGTGTACTTCGTCCACAATCACACATACTACACCTTCTATGAACTCGCCAATGGTGCAATCATCTTCTGTGGTACCGTTTTTTGTGTTCTTGAGTAGCACGTTAAGGCTTTGCCAGGTGCATATGGTATGTTGGCGACCCCATTCTTTTCGGTCGCCAAAATAAACACCCACATCCAGTCCCATGTTGATGTAGTCTCGTTCTGTTTGCGTGACCAAGCTCTTGTTGGGCACGATCACGATGCTACGGCCATATGCGGTCACAGCGTCGCTGAGTGCGGCTGTCATCACAGTCTTGCCTGCTCCTGTGGCCACTTCTTGCAGGCACTGTGGATTGTTCAAAAAGTTGTTGATGATCTCTACCTGATAGTCACGTAGCTTCATGGGTTCGCCTGCGGCCGGATGACCCTTGGGCCAGGCTATGTGGCTATAACTGTCTTCGGTGACTTGTGCAAATTCAAACGTGGTTGAGTAATCACGTTGGTCATCTATGCTGATATCATAGTTGAAATTTTCCAACACCGGTAGTATTTCTGGCAACAAGTTCACGTAGGTACTGCCGCCCAGTTGGAAATAACTTACCTTGCCGTCCCAACGACCTAGTCTCACTGCTGGCAAATATCTGGCATATGGCACATCGTATTTGAATGTGCTTACCAGTTTGCGCCGAGCATCCAGCTCGAGTCCTTCAATTTTGATATTGACTTCATCGCGTAGAACAATAGTGGCTCTTCTCATTTAGATATTATACAGCTTTTTGTAAGAATTAACAACGATATTTTGGAAATTTTCATCGAACTGTTGATGAACAATAATATGCCATCTTGCCTGTTTGCTATTATTAAACACGGCGTGATTATTAGAAAGATCTAACCAAAAGGCAGTACCTGGAGAAAAGGGAACCGTTCCTTGTCGCTCCATCACGAACTGACAACCGTCTGGCTGTGTAACAGCTATATTGATCGCCGTCAATTGGGATATTTTAGTATCGGTATGCATTGAAACATACCCTCCTGGGTCCAACAGCATTACCCGTAATCGAGAGAATTTGGATCCTGGCCAGGATGTAGAAAAATATTTTACTGTGTTGGGCATTAAAGTTTTGGCTTGAGTTGTCCAACCGTGTGGACGATCGTCATTGTAATAAGAGTCTTCTCTAGTTGCATCATAACTTTTGCCATGTATGCAAAAACTTTTCCACCCTTGATGTTCGTTGTACTCACTGTCTCTATGATTGCAAAGAAGATGTTCTATGTTTGGAATTTCTTGCAAGATCGTTTCTGTAGGAACATCAAGATCTAATTGCAACCATGGTAATCCTGAGTGCTTTTTGATCCATTCAAAATCAGCAGTCGGATTGTAGATAGGTAATTGAAGTGGTTGTCCAGCATACTTTTTGGCCATGAGTTGACTGATCTGATGTTTCATTTTATCTTAGATTGAAAAATATTATATTCTTCTACGGTGTTATGCAACAATGTCCATTTGTAATTTAGAATATTTGAACACCAGATGTTATCATAATTACTTACGTCATTGTTGATGACCCAATTGATCAAGCTACCATTAAAGAATTTCACTTGTTTTGTTTGCTGAGCATTTTGCCAGCGATCGATAAAATTTTTCCCTGCCAATGTTGTAAATTTATCATTGACATAATCAACAAACGTCGATCGTTTTTTAAGTGTCAATTTTTGTAACGGTGTCAGCCTCGGGTCATCAAGTTGATAGTGGACCAATTTATTTTGTGATATAAAATTCCAAACAAAGGTTCCGTAATCTATCCCATTCCACTTGGTCCATAATTGATGACAAAAATTTACCTGCGTCCGACTTATATCAACTATTTGTATTTCTTCAGTGCTGTCATTAACAATATTTAACATCCAGGAAAGACCCGAGCCAGGAGTAACTAGTCTAGGTTGATTGGTGACTATCACTGGTTCATTGTTAAATACCCATAATTGATTTTCAGCTATGTTTTTATAATCCTGATATTTGGTCAAATCTATTTTGCCATTGTACAAGAAAAATTTCAAATCTCTGCTGGCGCGATTCCAATTTACTATACCTCGATTACGTTGTAATTGTTTGGCAATAATTCCTTGCCCAAAGCCATCAACCTGGTATTGTGTTATTTCCTTGCCTGGCTTTACCCATAACGGAGTATAATTATCATGCAAATTTTGTTCGCTCCTAAGCGGCATGGGATGGCAAACAGTCTTGACCGAAAAATCATCTAGCGTGTAGTTGTCAACAGCCATGAACCAACATTGATCATTGAGCTGTAATTTTTTGTCTGGATGCCAAATTAGATGTGCTATCAACCCGGTATGTGGGTATGTATCAACCAACTGTTTCCACTGTTTCCAATCTGTAAACATGGTTCCGCTTTTGACAAACAGTGCGTAGGCATGATTGTTTTTCTTGGCCCAGGTAAATCCTTCACACCAATCATTGCAAACAAAAATTTCTTGTCCGGTAACATCCCCGTGATTATCGTATTGTATTCCACTCAGGGTTTGATTTCTGTATGGGCCATCTAATACAATCACCGGCCATGTCATTGAAGAGAAACCTTTTCTGGAATCGCTCCGCTTTTTAAACAGTTTGTTAACTGTTCGACCTGTAAAGTCTTGCCGAAAACACTAATACCAAACATATTCTCAACTGTCCATTGTGTCAAACCCCAGTATTTTACCCAGTCATCATGATAATCTTTCCACCAAGAGTCAAATGCTTGAAGCTCTATATTTTCTAACAAATCAGTATCTTCAAGTGCGATATAGATTTTTGGTCTTAACTTCAGCCAAGGTTTAGCTAGTTCACACAGTCTTGTAAGATCATCCGGTTCGTTGTTCTTCCAATAATGATAAGGGGTCTTCCCCAGCTCTGACCATTTTACAAACAAATCTCCCGCCCGGACTTTTGTTTGTGTTGCTGTGATCCAGTCTGACTGCATGGGCCTCTCCAAAAGGCCAGATTTTTCTCGATAATCTATGCAAAAAAATTTTTTGTATTTTTGAGAATCGGATTCGCAGATGTGTATATGTTCATGAAAATCTAGCCAAATTGGATTGCCGTCATAGTTTTTTTCGTATATTTTGTGTAACTGATTGAAATACGTTTGATCAAGACCTAGACACTTCTGACGATCAACATTGATCGATAATTTTTTTCCATGATCTATCAAGTGATCAATTAGATCTGCATGAGCAATGGAGAGTTTGTAGAAGGGATTGTCCCAACTTCTCCAGGGAATTGGCACTCGTGAAAGATTCTTATAAATCTGTTGATATGTGCTACCAAGAGAGCAATCGTTTATAATCAAATCCACGGTTTGATCATTTGAAAATAATAGTTTCATGATTATTGTATTATATAGCACGTATTTAATACGTGAAAAAAACAGGCACCAAAGTGCCTGTTGTAAAATGGGCAGTGTTGCCACTGCCCAGGAGCTACCGATTATGAGTTTTTCATGCAAGTGCTTGCAGCCAAAGCCTTCCAGTTGTCGGCACTGACCTTGGTCAAGTCTGCGATTTTGAGTGCCATACGCAGGCTCATTTCACGTAGTCGATCCTTGTTGGCATCCATGAAGTTCAGGATTTCGTCACCTTGTTCTGGACTGAAATCATAGTCATTGAACAGTTGTCCTTGGCGGAAGATCTGCTTGATACGCAAGAAACGATCACGCATGGTATTGAGAGTCAAGTCCAAGAAGTGGCAACGACTCTGCAAGGCTTCCAAATGGTCTTGCAATTTCTTGCTCTTAAGATTGCTGAACTGCAAATTGGTGATGAAGATACAGGCACCTTTGAAGTCAAAGCAGTCAGGCACACCTTCACGTCGTAACATGGCCGAGTCCGAGTTCCAGTAGATCCTACGTTTCTTGCCTGAGTCCAAGGCGGCCTTGAGAATGTTCAATGACAAGTCATCTTGGAACACCGAGTCACAGTCGTCAAACACCAAGACGTTGTTGGGATCTGAATGTTTGTACAGAGTGCAGTAGAGACCGATAGGAGTCATGGCACCTTTGATCACTTCATATTTGATCTTGCGACCACTGAGCTTGTCAAACAAGCCAGACTTCTCCAGTTGTTTTTCTACACCGTAGCTCTTGCCCACCCCAGGAGGGCCCACAACGATCATGGCACGCACATCACCGGCTATGGTGGCCTTGGTCATTTGGTCCAGGATGTCGAACCGTTGTTCGATACGATCCATGACTTCATCATCGGTTTCTGCTGGTTCCACGGTCTGGTCCGTGACCTTGGGTACATCCACAGGCTGACCGCCGGTGAATTCTAGGTCTTCGATGGTATCCACTTTGATACGCACCACATCTGGAACATCTGGGCCAAAATAGCCATCTGCTTGCACTGTCACATAGCCTCCCTTTGCACCAGTTTGAAATCCCTTGACCAGGTTAAAGATCATACCGTTGACGGGTTGATTGCGATACGATCCATTCTTAACGAGAATAGTTGACATACATCTAGCTCCTTCTTGATTGTTTTAATAATACTATTATAGCAAATGGGTAATTATTGGTCAACCAGCCCAAACTACGGGCTGGCCGCGGGTGTTGTCCAAAAACAACAGTTATTTTTTGGCTATTTTCTTGACTTCATCTTCGTAGCGGATCTGTGCCAGGAAAACTGTGTAGATAAGAAAAATGCAAGACGTGATGCCCAAACAGATAACGATCGTGGGCACCATGTCGGGGGTGACCACCTGACTCAACCAATGGAAAAATCCGGTTACTGCTATAACAATGGCTATCATGCCTGCTGTCAATGCACCTGCTCGTAGATATTGATTCATATTTGTCTTTCTTGAAAAATGTTGCTAAAAAACTACAGTATGAAACTATTATAGCAAAAAGAATCTTTTTGGTCAACCATAAAAAAACCCTACTATAAGTAGGGTTAATTTTGTTTATGATTTTTTAAGGAGCCACATAGTTGTCAATGTTACCTACGACATTTCCCACTTGCCCAAGGCTGATATTCCAATTGTAAGTCATCGTGCTACCACTTAACACCCGCCATACATCGCATCCTTCTGGATCAAGTGCCACAGGTTGCAACACACCATCGATTGCCACGTTGCTTCTGGGATCTGTGGTGCTATCTGAATTAGAAGGTTGCCCAAAATAGCAAAGTTGAAAATTATTTGCTGTTCCTACCCCAGGATCAATTTCTACGTTTCCGGTATAGTAGTTACTGTTAATTAACCCCAACAACGCCCCACTGCCATTTGAAATCGTAATAGCCATTGACACATTTCCAGCAAAATCGGTATTTAAAAGTGCCGAATCGGACAAAGTAAACAATACTGTGGTTCCAACTTCTGCTGGTGTAGGATATGGCCATGGATCAATGGCCTGATCAACCGTGGTTACAGTGCCTGAAAATATCTCGGTGCTGTTAACGCTTGCTGTGACTGTTACAGGAGTATTACCATACCCAAGTCCATAAAATTTAAAAGTTCTATTAGCTGCCATATTGAAATCTCCTATGTGTTTATTTATCAAGACCAGTGTGCTAATATTATCGAATCCTGCAAATCAGCGGGTTTGGGTTGTCCGTGAAACACTATCACGCTGTTGCGGTGATTTAATCGTGTTCCTGCTCCGGGTGTTTTATAGCATTTTCTGCTGAAATTATATCCGCCATCTTTGCATTGCCAGCGCCAGCTGACCACCTGTTCCACGTCAAACAAGCGTCGATCTGAGTCTGAGACAGCATTGGATATGTAATCTTGATCCCCATGATTTCTGCTCATGATTTTGCGCAGATCTTCGCGCTGGAAAGCTGACCATACAGATTCAAACCGCCGGGTATCCCACCACATGATGCTACTGTTTACTCTGTAGTCGTGCGGTCGCCATAGATATTTGAAATCTCTCACTGCCCAAAAATATCTCAAAGGTTGTTGCCAAATCCAGTCTATGTTACCAACAATCACAGTGTCTAGATCAAAATACAACAAAGGTCCAGCATGATGTTCGGGATTAAACAACTGCATCTTGTACCACCAGGCCCGACGTGGCCCGCTGATACTCCAGTCTGTGAGAGCATGCTTGATCATGGGTGCAGGTACTGGTCTATCATTCTCGGTGTACACATGCAGTCGTATGCCCGGGGTGACGTGGCGGCTCAGCATGTTGTACAGGTGTTCCACATAGGTCCAGCTGTAGGCATCGCCGTGGATCACACAGGCGCAGTCTATAGGTCCAATCGGGGCTGTAGGCGTTGTAACCATAGTCCTTTCTTGATTTCTTCAACTGTGTATTCGGTATGACAGATTTCAGTCAACCACTGATCACGATCTACTGTATAGGGCTGATCAATATTTTCTATTTGTATACTCACAGGATGGGCCAGGCTGCTGGCATCAACAATGGGCCTGGTTCCTGCAAGTGCGGCCTGTATGCCAGGACCCGAATTGTGATTGACCATGGCATGGCAATCAAAGGCCAGGTTGTAGCTGTCATAGGTGTTGGTTACCTTGACAGGTTGTTCTATGACCACATCCGGGGGCAAGTGTACCAGTCCAGCCCAATCTAATGCACTTCTAGGGTGAGGGCGCACCACAATAGGACGGTCGGTAACCCTGCGTAATCGTTCTACTTGTTGGACCACCCATCCTTCCATGCTGGACAAACCTACCACCTGCAGACTGCGGGCGTGCTGTGCGACGATCACAATCCTGGGATTGCGGCTGACATTGATGGCCAAGCTGATACCCAGGCGCTTGGGACGATTCCAGTCCAAGTTTTCTGTGTGTCCATAATAGCCGTTGGCTGTGATGGAGTTTAAGGCTATCTTCCAAGTTTCGCCGCGGTACAAGGCACCCACATCAATGACAATGACCGGACGACCCAAACTTCTATAGTGACTCCACACTGCCTGGTTGGCAGCCATGCGTCCGGACCACAATACCGACCATACAATAACGGCATCTGCGTCCCAGCTATTTTCCTGAACATGCACTCCTGCTTGGCGCAAAGAGTCCAGCATGGCACTCATCACAGGCACGCTGTTCTTGGCACACTGCAAAGGAAAATAGGCCACTGATTTGATCACTAAATATCCACATGAAATATACTGTAATTACCTCATTTCACGACGAAGGTCTAAAACAATACGGACAACGCATGGTCAACACTTTTGAGTCTAATTGGCCAGCCGAAGTCGATCTGGTTGTTTGTGCTGAAAATTGCCAGCCCAAAACCACTCGCCCAAACACCCAAGTTTATGACCTGCTGGATGTCAGTGCCAACTGTAGAGCGTTTGTAGAACGGCATAGAAACAATCCCTTGGCGCACGGTCAAGCCGGACCAAGCGGCGCTTGGGATCCTAAAAAAGCCTTTAGATGGAACGCCGTACGATTTGCCTACAAGGTTTTTTCAGTCGCTTTGTGTGCCAACAATATCAGCTCGGGCTGGATGATCTGGATAGATGCCGATACCCATACTCATAGTCCTGTACCTTTGCAATGGTTAGAAAAGGTTTGTCCCAGCACTGCCATGATCAGTTATCTGGGCCGTGGAGAAAAATACCACAGTGAATGTGGGTGGGTGGCCTACAATCTTGATCACCCGGCTACAAGAAGCTTCGTAGCCGACTTTGTCAACCTGTACAACACTGATCGTATATTCAAAGAACAAGAATGGCATGATAGTTATATCTGGGATCTGGTCAGAAGAAAATACAAAGATAACCACGAGTTTTTAAATTTGAATCCCAGCCAAAACGACAAAGGTCTAGCCGGACATCCATTTATCAACAGCGAACTGGGTCTTTACATGGATCATGCCAAGGGTGATAGAAAAAATCTTGGACACAGCAAGCCCAAGGAGGTAGTGAGTCATCCAGACCATCCATACTGGCAAAGAGTTAAAACTCAAGGTAAAGTAAATTTCAATCTAGACTAGGACAACAATGCATCAAGCACACCGCTGGTGGTTTCCAGACCAAGACACGCATTTTGCAAAAATGCTGTCCAGAAATATTGCCAAGGGCGGCCAAGCAGTGTATCAAGAACCTGTACGCAGAGCCAGCATAACTTATTGTAAAAAACACGATGTGGCCATAGACATAGGTGCCAATGTGGGCCTATGGACCCGAGATCTTTGCCAGTTTTTCCAACAAGTGCATGCCATTGAACCTGTGGCCGATTTCAGAGATTGCCTAAGCAAAAATGTTCCAGCCACAAATCTACAAATGCATGATTGTGCATTGGGTGTAGAAAATAGCATGATTGACATGATCATCACGCCAGACAATACCGGCCACAGTCATGTGGATCCTGCTAGTTTTGGTCTGGGCAAAATACAAATGAAAACCTTGGACAGCATGGATTTGCCTGTGACTGATTATATCAAAATAGACTGCGAAGGTTATGAACACAATATTATCTTAGGTGGTGAAAACTACATCAAGGCCTGCAGACCTGTTATAGTGGTCGAACAAAAATTCCACAAAGACACTGGCATAGTAGACAACGGCGAAGCCGTGGAACTGCTGAAAAGTTGGGGAGCACGATTGTTGCAGCAGGTCAAACACGATTTAATCATGGGCTGGTAACATGTATCTGGTGCTGAACCGTGATGAGGTCTTGTCCGAATTGGCCAAACGCATGCTGGCACAACAACTTAAAAAGATACAGCCCGAGTGGTCCAGTACCACTGCTTATATCAACAAATGCCGCAAACGCTGGGCTAAATCTGGTCTTGTGGACATTGATTTCAATACAGTAAACGCACAGCTCAGGCAGGATCTTGAAGCCTACAAAGACGTCATAATGACCCAATACAAACGCCAGTATCGACCTTTGATAGCCTGGTTGGAAAAAAACTATGATCGGCTGGGCATTGATCGTCAACGTCTAGTAGATTCCTATGTGGCCAGTGACACAAAAAACTTTGTCAAAACCCTGGGACAACAAGTGACCGATCAACCAGTCTGGATCGTTGCCGGGGACTCAGTGCCTGATGATCAGCCGGTGATCATTAGAAACATCATCAACAATGAAGCCCTGTTGCGACATAGATTGGCCAACAGCTTGCCTTTTTGGTTCATTGATTCTGGATACACCAACTTTCTGACCAGTAAAAAACTCTGGCATAGGTTAGTGCTCGATAACTTGCATACCAACACACCCCATGGTTATTTTCCTGCAGATCGTCTGGGTCTGTTGCCCAGCATGCCTGTGCCCTGGCGGCGCGAAGGTTCTCGTATTGTTGTGGTGTGTGCCAGTGACAACCACCATCTGATCATGGGTACAACTCAAGAAATTTGGCAACAACAGGTCAAAAAAGAAATTAGACAGCACACAGATCGACCCATAGAGTGGAGGAAAAAACAACTGTCAAGGAAAACACGTACCAGCGTGTTTGAAGATTTACAAAACGACAAAGATGTGTATTGTGTGATCAGTGACAGCAGCGCAGCTGCCATTGAAGCCATATGGTTGGGCATACCTGTGATAACCTTGAGTCGGCACATTTCCAGTGCCGTGGCACGCAGCGACTTGTCTCAGATCAATGACTTGTATCGTGGACCCATGGGCGATTGGTTGTGTGCGCTGACTTACAGTCAGTTTACAAAAAAAGAGATGTATGATGGCACTGCGCTCAAACTCATAAAAAAATATCATGTATGATGTTGTAGTTTATCTATCCAGCCTGCCTAGGATTGCTGACCGCAATCGCAAGGTTGAAGTGTTACGGGCTTTTGCCCAAGGTGCACAAGCGAAGGGTGCTCGGGTGCTGATTCAGACTCAACCTCAAGTGGTTGATTGTAGATTGGCTGTGATCTTGGGCTGGGTTGGCGCCAAGATACGTGGACCACACATACAACTACGGCAAAATGTCATTGACCATCAACGACACACTGGTCATCATGTCATGCCTATAGATGCTAGTTGTTTTAAATTTGTAGATACAGACAGTTATTTTTTGCGTTACAGTTTAGATGGTGTGTTTTACAACACCAACAACTATGCCAACACCAACAGCAATGATCACAAATGGCAAGAGATCAAGGCCAAACTTGGACTAGACTTGCAACCTTGGCGGGATCACGGTAATCATGTGTTGGTATGCTTGCAACGTGATGGTGGCTGGAGCATGAAAGGCACTGATATGGCGGCATGGACTTATCGTACTGTGCGGCGCCTGCGTGATCTCACAGCAAGGCCCATTGTGATCAGACCTCATCCCAAACACCTGATGGATCTCTCAACTCTAACCCGCTTGCCCGGAGTCACACAAAGCAGGCCAGGTCATAGTCTGCAACAAGATCTTTCTGGCGCATGGGCCGCGGTATTTTGCAACAGCTCCAGCAGTGTTGCGGCTGCTTTGGCTGGCGTTCCTGTTTTTGCTGATGACGACGATTGTGTGGCCTGGGCAGTGGCCAACTCGGATCTGGCGCGGATTGAAACTCCTGACATGCCAGATAGAATTCAGTGGTTAAACGATCTATGTGCGTCCCACTGGACTGACTCGGAAAGTCGTAGTGGTGCTGTCTACCGACACTTTGAACAGTATTTTTAACTGTTGAGTATGTTCCAAGCAGTGCCGTCGCTCATTTCAGTAAAGGTAAACTGACTGTAACTGAGATGACGCAACCAAGCCTCGCGTTCATCTTCGGTGGGAAACTTGGGATTTTCCACTTCGGACAAGTCTGTGCTGGCTACCACTGAAGCCGCATTTGGTCCCAAACATATGGCCGGTTTACCCAGCATGACAGCTTCCACAGCTGCCACACTGTTATAGGTTATCAAGCAATGAACATCATCGGCTAGAGCTTCATACATGGTATTTTCTGCCAGTCGATCTGCTCGTGAACGTTTGAGCCGGATTTCAATAGGCCTATCAGTGAATTCTTTGAGTTGCTCTACGACTTGGGCCACCCAGACTTCTGGATCCATGTCCCATAGACTGAGACTTTTATGACTGGGTGGAGCAATTAAAATTTTACGTCCTGTGGTATGAGGTAATGTATAAAAATCACACACATCTAATCTATTTCTATCACGTGGAATTATGGGTCTGATGTCATGCACATGATCTTTGATGATCCTAAACCAAATTTTGGTGCGCACATTGCCAAGATAACCGTTGTCGGTATAATAAAATGTTCGACCTGTGCGCCAGCAATCGTTGATGGCTGCTGCAAACTTCATCCCACGTAAGTGCCATGGATTGGTGTCAGGATAATCTCGTGCTTCCTGATAACTTACCAAATGACTGGGTTGTCCGGCACATTTGGCTCCAATTAAAAATCTTTCAACAAAAGCAGTCTGCCTGGGTTTGACTAGTTGATCATGTAGTTTGCGATCGATACAAAGCAAATCTGTTGGTTGTATTTCAGGACGTGGCTGGATATCGGGTTGCATTAGATCCTCTGTTGACAATATTCAGTGAGTATGCGTTCTCTGTGCCATTCTTCGCCTTGTGGTGTATCGGCAAATTCAGTGAAGCAGGGTGTGCCCAAGGTGTAATGTAGAAGTTTTGCATTGTCATTGGCACCAAATTCATCTGGCAACCAGTTCCATTCTATGGGCAATTCCCCTATGCGTTCATCATCTAGCCAGCTAAATCTGTGTAGGTAACTGCCAGGTTGGCTCTGCACAAAGGACGGAGTAAGTTTTCTGTTGGGCCAGCTACTGCAATTCCACAGGATCACACTTGACCAATTCTTTCTGGGATAGTCTTCGTTTTTGGCACCCATGTATTTTTCTGTCATGCGTGTTCGGTAATCGTGCTTGACCACCATGACGTCGACATGGCTTTCTTGCAGATTCCAAAGTTTGACAATGTCATCTCGAACAATCATATCACCATCAATAAAAATTGCCCAACCTTGATAACTCATCAAGTGTGGCACCAAGAATCTAGTGTAAACAAAATGATTGCTGTTGTCGCCGTGTGTTTCTTCGTAGTCCTGGAACAGATTTAGTGCCACTGGCACAATGGCCACTGGCTGACTGGCATATCTAATAATACTGTTCACACAGGTATGATAGGCTATGGCTTCTCTAGGATCGTATCCTACAAAAATTGGAATTGGTGTCATCTACGTTCTATGTCCTCTTCCACACAATTCACGCCATACTGTATTTCTACCACACGCAGAGGTTGATCGGTTTCGTTGCACAATTGATGCCATTCCTCACGATTGATATGTATGTGTTGAAACTGTGTGAACTCGCCCAGTAGTTCTTGATCGCTTTTGCGATTGATAGTGTAAACTGTGGCAACACCTTCGGCCACGTGCCAGTGCTCAGCACGATCATGATGACGTTGCATGCTGAGCCTTTGACCTGGCATGACTGTGAGTTCTTTGACCTTGGTGCCAGGTACTTCATGCAACACACGATAGTAGCCCCAGGCACGTTCTGTTTTAGGCGCTTTCCATTCTTCTAAAATCCAGGAGCTGGAGTTGGCCTTGTTGAATCCGCCCACACCAAACGCAAACTTAAGATTGGTGTCATTGACATCCATTTCTGGAATGTTTTTATCTGTGCGATCACCACCATTGGCAAAAATGATATGATCCTGCGGATAGCTTTGACGGGTCATCTGTATGGCATGTTTAGCTGTGCCATCGGCATCATCAAAGTCAATAACAAAATCCACACAAGACAGGGCCCGAATTATAGCACTGCGTTCGCGCCAGGGCATAAATGCCTGACCTTTTTTACGTGTGAGCCAGGCGTCACTGTTTACCCCAACTACTAAAATATCGCCCATCTTTTTGGCCGATTCAAGATAGGCGATGTGACCGCTGTGTAGCGGATCAAATCCACCAGTTACCAACACTATTTTTTTCATATGGATATTTATGTGCGCAGTTATTGACAAATTTGGTATTGTTCTACCAAATCAGCCGGAGTAGTTGTGAAAAATTCAGCAAGATTGAATTGACTCCAACAGATGTGTTCCCACCAGGCCGTACGATCAGGCCTCAGAGGAGTGGCCAAGTTTTCTATGTTGCCCATTAACAAGCTACTCATGCTGATGTCCACAGTAAATCCAGGCACGCCCAACAGGCATGCTTCGACAGTGGCCATGGTGCGCTCACCTATTACTGCGTGTGCATTTTGTAATTGTTCAACATAACTGTCAAATCTTCCTGGTTTGCGTCCTCCACGTTTTTTACGCCAGTGTATGGGACCAGACCAGTAAGGTTGTATGGCCAGGGTCAATCGATCTCGGAACTGCTGTAAATTTTCTCCGGTGCGTTGCAACAAGATTTCTTCCACGGGCTGTATGCCAATAACGTATTCACCCGGAGTGTTGCGCCAGGGCTGATGTACTGGAACTGGAAACAAGTCAGCGCGACTGTGGGGCACTGGTCTGATATTCATGTTGTGGTGTCCACAATAGGTCACTCGGCGTGTTTCTCTCCTGGGTGTGTCAGGACCCCAGTAACCGTACTCAATTTCTATCCAGGGCCTGCCCTCGGCGATGTATTCTTTCAAGGGTGACCACCAGGGTGCAAAATGATTGGCTATCAATACATGGGTGTCTGGCACGTCGGCCACACGATCAAAGTATTCTAGGCCACGTTGTTGCCATGGTCCCAGTGCCCAACCAGGACCTTCTCCGGGCATGTCTCGAGCAAAGGCGTATTTCATAATGGATACAGTTTCCTGTGTTTGCTTTTGTAGTGTATGATCTTAGCCTGGCTCTGATCACCTTTGAAATAAAAGTTATTATAGACCATACAAGGAAAACAACGTATGCGAGTGTCACCGCGAAGCACGGTCTGGTCCATGTCGTCTCGAGTCAACTCAGTCAGAGTATTCAATGCCCATTGATCGCCGTTGAGTTCGTCGGCACGCTGTGCCCAAATTTCCAAAAACTTCTGGGACTGCGGTGTGTTACGAACAAACACTATGCCGGCATTGATGGCACTGACTCTGGGATCTGGAGCAGGTTTGGCCCGCAAGGTGACTCCTATGTCATAGTCTTCGCAGATCTCGTCTATTCTAGTCTGCATGATGGCATCAGCATCCAGGTATACCAAATAGTGATTCACAGGAATGTCTTGCAAGGCATCCAACATCAAGGCTGGCTTGCAGGGTATGGTTTGCAAGGGTATGTTGCTGACTCGACCATCAAATTTCTTTCCAAAACCCAGATCGCCTAGATCATAGATCACAGTAGTATAACCCAAGGCCTGGGTGGTTCGCTGGCCATTTTCAATGTAAGGGCGGAAGTTTGCATCTCCGGCTATAAGAACTGTGATCATCGTTTGTCTTTTATATGGAATCCTAATTTTTCATTGGGTTGATAGGGCCAGTTATTTACTTGTAAGTATTCAGCCAGGGCACTTTTGTATTTGCTGTTTTTCAAGGTTGCACTCAGCCACAAGAACTCTTGCACCAACTCACGATCCAGGAATGGATAGCGGGTTTCTATGCCAAAATGGCCGGCCACATATTCTTCTTTGTTGAGGTACTGTATCTGTGTGCCATCATAAAAACTGTACCAGGGCCAAAATCCTTCCAGGGTGTCCGGAAATAGTCCACCAAACTCACTGTGCTTGAATATCTTGCGTCCGGCATGGCCATAGTCACTGATAATTTCATCGGCGCCTTGTCCGCTGAAGTAGATGCGGCGTCCTTCTTGTCGAGCACGAGTACATATGGCTGCCAAGCCCATGCTGGCTTGATCCTGTTTGATGTTGTAGTATTTGTAACGACCAGCGTATTCAAAGTCTTCACAGTCTACTAGAAACGTTTTCCAGTGACTGTATTCTTGTTTGTGCATGACAAACTTTTCGGCATTGACCAATCGAGCAATGCGAGCATCTAGCACGGCCATGTTTTCATTGTTGATGATACTGTAGGCCTTGAATGACACTTGTTGCCTATGCAGTTCACAGGCTATAGCTCCAGAGTCATAGCCAGAACTCAAACCCACAAACATGCCAGCCTGTGTGTTCTTTGTGCGTTTGGCAATGCTGCGTTGAAATGCTTGCATCCAATCATCAAATGTGTGTTTGTGTTGCTGTAGATCAAATTTGGTGTTGACAATGTATCGCAACACTTCATGGGTGGCAAGATCTACAACCAAGGTGGTGTTGGCCAATAACTTTTTGCTGGCAGCAAAGCCTAGTCCCTGCAACTGACTTTGATAACTGGCCACGCCAAACCGTCCGTCGACGAATTCATACCATAAGGGCTTGCAGGCAAATGTATCCGTGGCCATGACTATTTTGTTGTGTGCAAAATCTATCAGGCAAATGGCAAACTCACCATCCAGGTGTTGTACAAATTCAGGGCCCAGTTGATTGTAAAGATCAATCAGGCATTCACCATCAGTTGCATAGGTGCCAAAGGTTTGATAGTTGTAGATCTCACCGTTGAACACACAGGCCACGTCGCCTTTGACAAATGGTTGGGTCACCAGTTCGCCGGTGATGTGTAAATGATTGTGGAGGAACTCTATGCCACGGACGGTGCGCTGATAAGTGGCGTCAGGTCCACGTGGCTGACAGCGTGCATTGACTTGATCTAAGCCAACCAGATTGGTAACACCAAATCCGCACACGTTAGGCCCGGATAAACAACATGCCAGTTTCTCTGATATGTTTGCTGTTTGCAGCCAAGCGTTGTATCTCTGTGGTGTCTTCGGGACTTGGGCGGAATCCTCTAGCGGCCAAATGAGCTTCCCAGTAACTGGTAGGCTGGCAGTTGACATGGTGATAACCTTTTTGTCCTGGCACAGCATGAGTCATGAACAAGTATCGACCTGCACAGATAGTGGTCAGCAAGTTGTCTAGATACCGTTCTTCGATGTGTTCAACGACTTCTATGCAGTTGACCATGTCTACATCTTTGACGTAGGCACCTTCAGTGAGATCAAACAAGTCAGTGGGATATATGGCATGGTTTACATTTTCTTTGAGCCCTTCTACAGCGTAGGCTGTGAGACCTTGATCTGCAAACCAGCGTGGCGCATGACCTTGCCCTGATCCTACATCCAACACACTCCGGATGTTGTATTTGCGGATCACATATGACCAGGATTCTGGACAAAAGGTTGCTGGGTTCAGTACAGCAAAATTTCCACCCAGGTGTGGTTTGTCGGGATCTACTACATAATCTATTTTCTTGCCCATGTTGGTTCCTATTCGATATATGCTACCATGATGTTGCCAGGTAAGTGGCTATCCACAAATTCAAATTTGTATTTGAGATTGATTGAAAGTATTTTTTCCTGTACAGCCCGCAAAGGAATGTTGTCGTGTGCGGCTTTGTCAAAGCAGGCCAGATCATCCACGATCAAGGTATGAG